TTTGCTGTATCTGTTGTAGTTACTCCTACTTTTATAGTTTTATCTTTATATTCATCAATATTTTTAGTTCCACGTGTCCAATCAACAATTTTGCTACCTAACCGGCTACCACCAAATGCGCCTGCAATACCTCCGATGACCCCTCCAATAGCAGTACCTATTCCAGGCGCAATTGCTGTACCTGCCGCTGCCCCCAGTTTGGCGCCTCCAATAGTACCAGCCCAACCGCCTGCTTCTTTCCCTACCGTTTTCCACTTATCTTCCGAAGTAGCTACATTATATGCCGAAATTGCTATACCTACTGGCACAGCGGCTTTACCTAAAAGTTTTGAAGCCTTTGAAACAGGAGCAGTCTGCTTTAATATTTTGGCGCCTTCAAATAAAGAACTAAAAGGACCTTTGCCTATTTCTCTTGCTAGTTGATATGCCGCCCTATAATCTCTAAAAAGGCTTGCAAATGTTCCTGCTTTTGAGGCTCCGCTTGCGGCTACAGTTATATCAGCCGCTGCCTTCCCAGCTTTCGCTCCTCCCAGTTTGCCTCCTACCCATTTCAATGCAGGCCATATTGTTTTACTGGTTTTACTGCCTACCCATTTCAGAGCTTTAAACCCACCTAATTTCTTAAATAACCAAGTGCCAATACCAAGGTTCAACCATGAAGCCAATGTGGGTTTTTCACCGCCAGGAAGGACCTTTAGAGCTTCCTTTTGTCCTCCTTTAAACGCTTCCCAAGCTTTATCTGCTATCTTTTGTGCATCAAATGCCTCAAGGAACGCTTCAAGAAATGCAGCTCCCGCTGTAGTTCCTGCTTTAACAAATGGGGATTCATTGGCAAGTTTGTCTGGTTCTTGTGCTACTCCTAGAGCAACCATTAGAAAGCTGCCTATACCTCCGCCTAAGGCTTTTCCAATCATAGCAGCCTTTTCGGTAACAAATTTTTCGCCACTATTACTCCACCAGGTATCAAATTCCTTCTGTATAGTGTCCCATACAAATTTTACTTTACCTTGAAAATCAAGCTCCATAAATTCTTCATTGGAGAAGAAATTCGTATCAAGCCATTTGAATGCATTCTCTAACTTACGTAATACCCATTCGCTGGCTTGACCTGAAATCTTTTCTAGCTTGTTGCCCCATTTCTCAATAGTTTTTTCGTTCTTATCGAACCAATCTGTTATTGCTTGTAGCTTTGGCTGTACAGCTTTTCTGATACCTTCACCCCAGCGCCATAATACATTCATCTGGAATGTATCCTTTATGTTAGACCATAGACCTTTCAATGAGCGGGATTGTTTATCCATAAGACCGCCAAAGCGTTTTTCCATACCACGTAATATCGCATCTATTACTTTCCCAGAGTCAATACCTAGTTTGCCTATTTCGCCTACCTGTTTTGCTGTTAATCCCAGTTCCTCTTGTAAAATTTGTGCTGCTGGTACGCCCAATTCTTGCAATTGCAATAACTCTTCCGCTTGAATTCGGCCTTTAGCCTGCATCTGCCCCAGCGCTCTCACCATTCTCTGGATACCTTCAGAACCTGCGCCAAGGCCTGCAGCAGTATCCCCTATTGTCCTTAACATAGGCAATATTTTCTCTGCGCTAAATCCAAAAGCCATCATTAACTTTGCATTTTCTTGAAGTTCAGGGAAATCAAAAGGCGTTGTGGCAGCAAACTTTTCCATATCTTTTAGGAAACTCTGCGCTTTCCGTGCACTGCCCAGCATGGTTTCAAAAGCTATACGAGTCTGTTCCATATCGCCAGCTAAATCAAGCGGTTTTATAACGCCACCAGTAATAGCTCCAGCAGCACTAACACCAACGCCAAGCATGGTCAAGGGCGATGTTATAACACGGCCTATAGTACCAGTAATATTTCTTATAGCATTAAGCGCGCCGCCAGCAATCTTCACAGTTATAGTCCAAGCCTTGGAAGTTAACGACTTTAATCCTCGACCTATAGTGCTTATGCTCTTTGTAGCCATATCCCAGATACGTACTTTAGGCCTTGCTGTCATTCTATCAACATTTTTCATCATGCTCTGTGCTTTAGACAGTTGATGGAATAGTTCCCCTTTTAGCTCTGCAACTGGCCCAGCTTTGACATCACCTAGATCTGCTACTGCCTTTTTTGCTTTTATTAGTTCATCCATAAGTGGACCTTTCATCTCGGCTACAACTTTTGCATCTCTGCGATTTACAGCATCAATTAAGGCATTTACACGGGTTACAACGTTAGTAACCCTATCCTGAGCAGCTATAATCGGGGAGGCATGGGCGGCATCCAGTTTCTTAACAAGCCGATCAGCTTTCAGTACGCTGGAAGTAAGTTTATCCCGCACCTGCATCATAGGCTCAATTCTTTTGCTGTCCAAGCCCTGTGCTAACTTATTTACCCTATTCATTGATTGCCTGAATTTTTGCTCAAACTTGTTTACCTTTGCAGTCGCGCCTTCATCTCTTACCTCTATCACTATTTCCTCTCTATACAGTTCACTGTCTGCCACCCTTACTCGCCTCCTTCACCTGTTTTTCTTCCATTTCAAGCTGCAGCATCATGCTGGCCAACATAAATTTGCGAGCGCCCTCTGGCTTGCCCCAGAACTCATCGGGGGTTAATCCCGTACGCTGGAATATGTGATGAATCAGAGCCAGCTTCGAGCGCTCTTTTATCAGTTTTTTATCTCTTCAATTTCCTCAATTCCCTCATTAAAACCGCACAACTCATAGACTATATCAGCCAGTTGGTCCAACTCTCCAGGCAGAAATATACGTTTCAACACTTCTTCAGGACCGCTCGCTTTATACTTGTTAAGCAGTGCTTCATCTTTGAAGTTTGGTTTTACAGCACATGCCACAATGAGTGCTAAAACAAAATTCTCGCTGTCAAACTCCTTGGTATCAGGTGCTCCTCTCTTGCCTCGCACAGTATACGTGTATTTATTCCTGAGTGTAGCCAACTGTTTTTCCGATATACCCTGCAGTACAACCGGAATCCCTAACCGCTTAATGTAAACCGTCTTTTGTGGTATAGGAGCTTCCTCCGCATTAAGCAATTTCTCAAGTATCTGTTCATCGGTCATATCTTTATATTTTTCTACGCTCATACATTACACCCCCACTATTGGATCTAAGAGTTCAGGGTCTTCATCATATACAAACTGTACCTCTTCAGTTACCTGCTCACCAGCTGTCCAGTTAGCCCATTGTATCTGACTAAACCTGCATGAACGGAAACGAATCCGTTCATGACCATAAGCCTCTGGGTCTGCCAGCTTTGATATAATCTCAAACCTGGCATTCTTGGGCATCTGTAGTATTTTGCTGGTTACCTTTAATCCGCTTATTGTCCCTGTACCTTCAACCGGCCCTGTTTTGTGCTGTGTTCTTGCCTTACCTGCCACGTTGAAAGCAATGAGATTATAGTTGTCGGTTGCTTCAAGATGATTGAAGTTGGCGAACAGTTTGCCGTTGATATAAACCTCCCCGTAACTACCTAAGATAGTTCTATCAGGATTGAGATATGCCATAATTCATCCCTCCCTTACCTTACAACAAATGTAGAATAAATTTTCTCCATGCTATCTGTGATAGAAGCTTCCCAGTACAGATATACTTCATCGGGAGCTGCTATTGGAGGATTGCCATGATACTGCGGATCCAGCTTCACCACAAAATCAGCCATAATTACATCGTCCGCTGCTAATGTTTCCATATACTGCTTACATGCTGAGATAAGTGCCGCTTTACCGTCATCATTGTTGGTTATCTTGCCTATATAACCGTCCCTTGCCGCCTTGAGTAAGTCATCATTTATCGCGTCCATAACTCTGATAGCTCTAATCTTTTTCCACTGGTTGTTCTGGCCGTCATGCAGCGAAGATAAGGTGTTTATTCCTTGTTCAATTATTACCTTCTCTCCGTCATTGACCAGTACCAATGATCCGGCCTGTAGAGCTGCTATAACCTCGCTGTTTGTCAGTTTCCTGGTAACATCCTCAAACGGAGTTACATGGTAAGTGATACTTTCATTTAGTCTCTGTCCAGTAATAAGACCCGCTACATATGGTGCTATTTCTGCGCTGGAATAAGATACACCATTAAACACGCCACCAACAATAACGTTTATTACTGCCTCGTGGTTAAACCCTCTGGACCTAGCATTACCTACAGCAAGATTCTTGTCGTCATTTGCCGAACCTCCCATAACCACAAGCACCTTCTTGCCTTCTTTACGTACTCTCTCGACCCATGCCTTAACCGATGCTTGCAAAGCGTCATCACTTATGCCATCCAATGTTAATACATTAAATACAACACCCTCAAAAGCATTCAAAGCATCAAGGTAATCATTAGCGGTTACTCCTGATATACCAGCATTACCACTGGTAAAAGATTGTGAAGATACAAATGCCAGGGAACCGCTGCCATTTGCTACCTTGGTTGCTGTTATCCATTTATTGCCCGGGTCATTGTTGATAG